CAGCACAAAACAAATCTTATTTTTATTCCGACCATTTGTATATCAATATTCATTTTATGGGAATTGATGATTTAGTGTATGGCAATATTGCACTGTCGTTTATGCTGGTAATGGACAATATAAAAGTAAATTTGTTAGAGTCCACTATGGGAATTCTAAAGGAATCACATGATGCAATGTGTGCTTTGGTGATGTCTCAGGGACACGCAATCAGTATTAACGACCTCAGAGGTAACGTTTTCCCAATGTGGAGATATGGAGGAATTCGTCCTGAACACACTTTGTCACCGAATGCAGTTGGCAGTTTCTTCCTTCAAGTGCCAACAACTGACAAAGAACTAATGCAATCGACTGCGACAATTAGAAATGCAGTAGGTCGAGCACGACGTATGAGCGCATTTGATGAAGCATTTGGTCAAACATTCCCCGATTGGTTCCGATTTAATCTAAATGAAGGACTTGTTTCAGGACCAGTACGTGACCAATGGCCTCCAATTAAGCACGATGACAATGGTAATGTTCTATGTCTCTGAATGAAAGTGACCAAGTTCAGAACGAACGCATCTCAAAAGTTGAAGAGCGCATGCTCATGATGGAACAGGCAGTTCTTGAAATGCGTGGAATGGCTAAAACAATCAAACTTGTTGTTATTGCACTAGCTGCATCTTTTGGTTTAGATGTTCATGGAATGTTGTAGTCTTTTACATAAAAAACATTATGAATTGGACATTCATATTCCAAATGGTATCGAAGCATATCTGCTTTGATTAATACCTCTTTGTGACCTTTGATTAATGCCTCTTTGTGACCTGCTGGAATATGATTAATTGTAAAAGTACAGAACGGACATTTGATTTTCATTCTTCTTCCTCCATATAGTCGTCATCACCATTTTCATCAATCCTATCGTTCAAACAATCTTCACATAGAATAGGGCATTTGTTGCCCCAATAGTCATATTCATCATATCCAATACATCCATGTGAATTAAAAAACGCCCAATCAAAATAAGTTGCACAATCCATGCACTTTTTCCAGCCTAATTTCATTCAAATTCCTCCAATGTCATTTGTTTTTTTGCGTGTGCATCGGCTAGCTCCATAACTTGCTGTGCATCTAAATCATTTGTGTCTAGATCTCCAATGTACGACGCAAGATAATGAGCGCATTGCGCCCAGTGAATTCGTGCTTTAATCTCAGTGGCCAAGGACATCCGATTTCGATGAGCCCTTAGACCAATCCTAACCCATTGAGAGAAGTTCGGTTCAATGGTGGCTGCTATCTTAGCAGTGTCAGTCGTTAGCGATATTGTCTTCTGTATTTTCATTCAATTCCACTCCTTAACTTCCCAATCTTCGCCAAACAGTTCTATGCCATTTTCAACGGCAACTGCTTTTGTTGCGCCCCACGCATAATTATCAGAAGTATGACCTCCCAATAGCCATCCAATAAGATCATCTTTGGTGTTGCCTACTTTGTGTACACGTCCGTCAATATGAGCGTACCACATGTCCCATTTCATTCTGCGTTCACCTCTTCAAATTCTTCAAAGATCAATGGATAATTGTCCATCAACCAGTATCTCAATTCCATTGCTTCGTCTCGTATGGTCTGCATTATGTCCGCCATGATACTCCTAAGTATCTAAGGTATATAATGGTACGTACCTACTTATGAAAATATTTTGTGAAAAAGTCTTGAAAGGCGGGCTCCGCCCTCCTAATCCACGCAAGCCGACAGCATGCGGACATCCCTATGCTTATCCGCAGGATGGTCGGCGATATAAAGCCCTTGGCGGCTACGCCGCGGAGATGGGAATCCGTGGTCTAAATCGAAATAAGGTGCTTTTTTTACACCAGTGTAATTTATACACTGCCAATTGATGGGATTGGTATGGCTAAAGGAAGTTCCGACGTTATACTAAGAGACAGACTTCAATTTGAAATAGACACAAACGGTGATACCGCACTTGTTTATGGACGAGTTGATTTATCAGATTACTGCAACATTGTTGAAAACCGTGGATTGGCAATCAAAGAAATTCGATTTCAACCTCGTGTTCCTTCTTTTGTTCTTGGAGATTTTCCGCAATGGATGCTAGATTTAGGCACAACCCTTGCCTCAAGTGCAAATTTGAAAATGTTTGCCACCACAACAGCCTACGAAAACGTATCAGATGTCGGTATTGCATCACCAAACGTACTATGCGTTCTTAACCGACAAAACACCGTTTTGACAGATACGCTAACTACCCCCGCAGGTCTTCAATTTGCTCAAGCAACCGAATGGAATTGGTTTGGTACTCCCGACCTCCATCCCGAAGGTTATGACGTAGTTACTGATTTACTGATTGGTATTTCTGCTAGCAATTGCACACGTATGTCCGACGTTACCGTAGAACTTGACGTTATGATTATTGCAGAACCTAAGAAAATTACTCAAAAAGATCTGACCCAAATGCTCACTCAGGCTCAAGACCTCTGAGGTGAGTAAATGGGAAGGAAGAGGACAAAACTTGAGGCACTTGAACGTCTTGCTGACAGTGGCGTAGGCGGAATACCACTCAAAGGTAAGCCTAAGGCAATTCGTGACGCCGCTCTATTTGGTGCGGGTGCTCTTATCATGCTAGACCCATTTAATCGACTTGCAGACGACTTCATTACCATTCCAATGCCTATGATAGCAATACCCGCTCATGAATCTCATCTACTTTCTAGATCTCCATCCATGCAAATTTATATTAGAGCAGGAGAAACAATTGTCCCAACTGGCGGCGATGTACAGGACTTTGAGCAAGGTGTTGCTGAAACTCAGGCTCTACAGGCTGAGAGCGTCGCACCAGTAACTAAGAGAAAGAAAACTACTGCCTATCAACGAAAGTACAAGAAAGCCTTTGCTAAAGTAAAGCCTAAGCATATGAAAGCAAATGGTACTTGGAAGAAAGGTGGATTCAAAGCAGCCGTTAAGGCAGCGCATAGGATGTGTAAGTGATGCCTGTTACAATTATCAAAGAAACTATTGAATTAAATGATATTCAATTAGACGGAGACGGGAATTGTTTTATCCAAAAAAAGATCAATTTACAGTCAGGTTATCGACACATGCTTCAACAAGTAGACGTTTTTGAAGACGCCATACCTTTTTTACGAGGTTCTGCAAGCGATGAACAACCTAACTACGAGATTGTAATCTCTCCATATCCTCAAATTCCTACCAATATGTTGTATAATGAAAATACATTACAACAAAATAGGTATGTAGCGGGTGGAGATGATTCGGTTCTGTTTAAGGCAAATGCACGAGTTCGATTGAACAACCATTCGGAATTTACTCAATTTCCAAGCACCCAAATTGCAGCACAAAACAAATCTTATTTTTATTCCGACCATTTGTATATCAATATTCATTTTATGGGAATTGATGATTTAGTGTATGGCAATATTGCACTGTCGTTTATGCTGGTAATGGACAATATAA